CCACCTCCACCGGTTTACCGTCGCCAGGCGGTTTCAACCACACTTTGTCGGACATTTCACTCGTCTCCTTTTTCGTTGAACGCGACCTGAATCACAAAGTAGTCGAGGCCCTCGGAGTCGCTCTGGCGGCTCATCGATGGCGGTTCCATGCTGTAGCAGTCGGGGTGCACCTCGGTGATGCCCAGCGCTTCTTCCTGCCCGTCCGGCACGCCCTTCCAGATCAGCCGATGGATGTTCCAGTAGCTCGGCGGCTGCGAGGCGTCCTTGGCCTTGGCGCGCACATAAACGGCCAGTTCGTGGCGCCAGCAGTTCACGCTGCCGTCGGATGAAAACGTCGTGCCGGAGTGGGCGACCAGGATGCCCGGGCTGGGCAGATCCGAGACCGCCTCGAGCAGGCTGCTTTCATCCGGGAAGCGGTTCCGGTATGCGTTGATGCGCGCCAGATCGCCGCTCATCTCATCGTTGAGCAGCTCCGGAATGGTCCGCAGCAGGTCGGCGAAGTGCGTCACCAGGTAGTCGACATCGATCATCGGGACGCGCTCAGTTCCTTCTGAATGGCGATGCGCTTGACTGCGTCGCGGAAGATCGGCCGGGAGAACTCGAAGGTGGCCTTGCGGTCGTTGGGCGAGTAACCGAAGAATTCGTCTTTCTGCGATAGCGCCAGCGCCCGGTTGCGCAGCTCGTCTTTGGTCCAGCGCGCGATCGCCTTGTCGGCGCTGACCTGGCGCAGCGTCAGGTTGTCCATGAACTCGCCGGTGACGCAGTAGTCGCGCTTGTTCGAATGAATGCGTTGGCTGGCCATCGTCAGTAGACCCCGCAGTTTCCGGGCGGAGGCTCGGCGCGGGTTCTTGGCCATCAGCAGTTTCTTACCGAGCGGGCCTTTCTCCATGCGCTGGATCGCGGCGCCGGCGGCCGCCTGCCGGGTCTCGGCGTTGCCCGAGCGCATCTTGTTCTTCCAGATGGCATAGCCCTTGGAGAGCGGCTTGGCCGGCTGGTCCTGCAGCGCGGTCGCGGTAAAGAGCCGCTGCTTGACCTGGTCGAGGGCGAACTGAGCGATGCGTTGCATCTGCAGCTGGTCGAACGTCAGCCGGTCGAGCCGCAGCTGCTTCTTCACGTAGAGGGAAATGAACTTGCCCATCTCAGGCTTTCCGGCAGTTGATCCAGATGCCGCGCATCTCGTCGGTGCGGGTCGAGTAAACGTTGTAGATCACGGGTTCAAAGGTCACGTTGCCGGCCTGGTCTGTAACAGCGGTCGTAACGGTGAACTGGTCGAACGGAATCGGGCTCACCGGGAATTGAGCCAGCTCGGCATACAGATCAACGATCTGCGAGGTGGGCCGCTGGCCGTCCGGATCGCGGAATGACACCAGGACTTCCAGGTCCATGGGTTCCCCCGCGGCCGGAGAGAACGTAACGGTATCCCCGCGCACGCGGCGCAGGGCCGCGTGCAGTTTCGGGGCATACTTTTCGAACAGGTTGGGCACGGCGTCAGGATTTGGCCGGGAGCTTCGGACCGTTCTTGGGCGGTTCCTTGACGACCGGCTCCTCATCCTTGGGATGTTCGGAAGCCGCATGCTCGTCGACGCTCACGGCGGCTGCTTCGGCGGCGGCCTCGGCCCTGGTCTGCTTGGGCGAGTCCTTTTCGAGGATCGCCGCGCCCTTGTCGATCAGGTACTTGCCGATGGCGTCGGTCACTTCGATGGTCGAGCCGGGAGGGTGCAGTTCGGTCCCGCTCCCGACGGATTGGACAGTGCGTAAAATCATCTGATTTTCCTCTTGCTGTTTGCGAAGGTTTGCTGGTTATCAACTGAGGCGGCGCGGGTTAGTTCACCGTCGCGGAGAGGGAGGCGTTCGGGCGATAGGGGACCAGCAGCGGCGCGCTCTGGGTCATGACCATCCGGCGGCTGGGATCCTGCTCGAGCCAGGATTTCGAATAATACGGAATGGCTTCGAGCGCTTCGGCGTCCTGAATGGCGCCGAAGGCCTTCACGCCTTCGATCTGGCCGATGAGCGACACCGAGAGGCTCGGCAGCAGCGGCTGGACGGCGCCGGAAGTGTCCTTGTAGTATCCGGCGTAGGTGTAGATATCGAAGCCGTCGATGGTGCCCTGATAGCGTCCGCCGACGCCGATCTGGGCGTCCTGCGAGAGCGTGGCTTCGTTGGCAACGGGCAGGCGGTTGTAGAGGCGGGCGACCACATTTGCGTCGCCGCGGAAGATCTTCCAGGCCCCGAGGCCCATCAGCACTTTGTTGGCCGCCGAGCCGGACTTCTGCTGCACCAGGTCGGCCCAGTCCTGCAGGCTGTCGAGCGGGTTCACGCCGGCCTGGCCCCAGCGCGTCGCGCCGGCGAGCGTCACCGTGAGCGCGGCGTCGCGCAGGTAGTCGACTACGACCGTCTCGTAGGCGTCGCCCGAGATGGTGACCTTGCCGGTGGCCAGGATCTGGCCCGCCATCCACTCGAGACGCCGGTTGATCATGATGCGGTGACCGTTGAGCGTCATGGCCACCAGCGCGCGCATGCGGTCGGCCGGCGCCATCGTGCCGGTGAGCGCCTCGCCCATCATGCGCTTGAGCGCCTTGTTCGGCTCCCAGACGTTTTTCGGCTTGAGGTAGGCGGGCTTGAATGTCTTGGTGAAATAACCAAGGTTGGCCATCGTCTGGCCTTCGCGCAAGGGACTGACGAACGGCGCCAGGCTCATCACGTCGGCCTCTACGTCGAAGTGGATTTCCTCGGTCGCTTCGGTTTGCAGGCCGGGAAAGAAGGTGTCGAGCAGGAAGGAGGGCGGGACATTTTGCAGGCTGTTCACCACCCCCGTGAGAATGTTGGTTGAAAAGAGATCCATGATTTTCTCCAGGATTGAATGAAGTCGGTGCTTTGAGCCGGCCCCTAGTAGGTGGTCTTCACATCCACGAGCTGGATGTCTTTCCCGCGCAGACCTTCTTTGATGAGCGCGATCGTCTGGCCCGTGCCGAGGATGAGCGCGTTCTGGTTTACGGTCGCGTTGAAGTAGGCGATCGTGGAAACGTCGGCCGCCGTCGCGTTGGTGTCCTCGGCGAGGATGCAGTCGGGCACCTGCGAACCGTCGGCAGACGCCGAGAGGGAGAGCACGTATTTGCCGCCGACGGTGATTTTGCCGAGGACCGCGCCGCGCAGCAGGTTCTGGCCGGCCAAGAGAATGACCGGCTGGGAGATGACGTCACCCTCGAGCAGGAGGCTGTCGGGCGAATACGAAGACGAGGAAAAGCTCGCTAGTTGTGGCATGTGTTTTCACTTCCTTGATTGGTTTTCAAACGAGGAAGCCCGCTCAGCTTCCCGCCGCGATCAGGATGGCCTTGATCTCGGCTTGCTCGTCGTCGGCTCCGCCGCCGCCGGCGTCTGCCCCGACCTTCGGGTTCGTCACGGCCGCCATGGCGGCGGCGAGTGCGTTGGGCGGTGCCGCGGCGGCCTGCTTGGGCGCCATGGCCATCACGCGCGCGGCGGCCTCGGCGTCCATATCGGACTCGAGCGCCAGAGCGCGCGCCAGGCCTTCACGGCCCTGGGCCTCGGCATGGGTCAGGATTGCGGAAATGCGGGTGCGTTCGGCTTTAATAGCCTCGGCGCGAACGGCCGCGGTATCGATCGGAGTGGCGGCGGGTTTTAATTCCGCCGCTTCGGTTGGGTTAGGCATTTCTGCTGAACCTCCTGGCTGAGAATTGGCGGCGGTACCGCCAAGAACGGGCGCGGGGCGCGCGGCGCGCAGCTCCACGCGAAAATCGTCGAGAGCTTGAGAGAAGGTGCCGATCGCGTCGGCGAAGCCGGCGTCGATGGCGTCCTGGCCTTTGTAGCATCCGGCCTCGGTATCCTGAACCGCCTGCAGGCCCATCGCGCGGCCGGCGGCCACGTAGCCGCAGAAGGTTGCGTAGGACTTGTCGACGGCGGCCTTGAGCCAGGCGCCCGCGTCTTTATCGAGCGGCTGATCCTGGCTGAACCAGATCTTTTTCGCGCCGGCGTAAACCGCGGTGACCTTGATGCCTTCCTTCTTTTCGTACTGGCTGAAATCGTAGTGCACCGCGATCACGCCCACGCTGCCCACCAGGCCGGTGCGCGTGAGGTAGATCTTCTGCGTCTGCGCGGCCAGCAGGAAGGCGGCGCTGCAGGCGGTGTCGTCGACCGCGCACCAGACCGGCTTGATGGCGGCCGCCGCTTTGATCTGATCGGCGCAATCGAAACTGCCGCTCACCTCGCCACCGTAGGACTCGATGCGTAGCAGAATGCCCTTCACCGAGGCATCGGCGGTGGCGTCCTTGAGGTAGCCCGTCAGGCGTTCGTAGGAGGCAAATGAGGAGGGCGGCTCCATGGCGATGCGGTTCACCAGCGTACCGGTCACGCTGATCAGCATCACCGAGTCGGCCTTCTCCTCGAGGTTGCCGTCGTTCTCGGCCATCGGGTCGACCACGGGCTCCGGATCGTCGACCGGCACCGCCACCGCGCGGCCGCTCAGCCGGACCATGTGCATCGTGACGCCGCGGCGGCCGGAGATGTCGACGGCGGCCGGCTGCTCGCCGGTGAGGTGCGGGACTTCGAAGTTGAGACGCGGGCCCAGCACGCCGAGGATGACCTGGAGTTTCGAGTCCTCAATCATCAGCGGCGTGTTGAACACGCGCTGCGCGACATTCAGATAATTCATGCGGGTTGTCCTTGCGGCTGGTTCAGCGGCGTGTCGGATGGGTACGGCGCGCCCGTTGCCGGCGCGCGCGGCGGTAGCTTCGAGAGCGACCCGGGCGGCAGGCCCATCTCCGTCTCGAGGTCGAGGGCACGGCGCAGCTCGCTCGCCCGCTGGTCCATGTCCTCCTGCCAGTCGGCGCCCTGCTCGGCCGCCTCGCGCTCGAGCGTCGACAGGCCGGCGTCGATGCGGATCACGGCGGCGTCTGCTTCCTTCACCGGATCCACCCAGCCGCGGCCAGGCCAGATCCAGCGCGAGCGGGCATAGGCGTACTTGTTTTCGTAGAAACCCGGCGCGTCGATCTCGCCCGCATTGACTGCCTCTTCCAACCACAGTTCATAGACCGGCTGCAGCCACAGGAAGGTTAGCCACTCGCGGCGGCCGAGGAAGAAGCGCCAGGCCTCGAGCAGCGCGGCCCGCGCGCTCGAGTAGTTCGTCTTCGAGAAGTCTTTTGCGAGCAGCTCGTAGGGAATGCCGATCGAGGCGGCGATGTGGCGCAGCAGTGAGGTGGTATAAGCCTCATACTGCGCGCTCGGCCGCGATGGGATGAACGGGTTGAGATGGGTGCCGGGCGGCAGCTGGATGGTGGCGGCGCCCTTGAGCGGCGCGATCAGTTCCCGGTTGCGCGCGGTGTAGTCGAGCGCCCGCTGGTCGCCGTCGTCTCCGCCGAACATCGCCACCAGCGCCTCGGCCGGCAGCGGTGTTTCGACGTAGGCGGCGATCATTGCGTTGATCACCGCGCTCTGCAGTTCGGTGCGCTGGTAGTTGTCGAGCATGCGGAACTGCCCGATCACCGGCGCGAGAATCGGTTTGCCGCGGTTCTGCCCGCAGCGCTCGGCGTCGTGGACGTGAATAACGCGTTTGCGGCCCCAGGCGGTTTCTGCAGGGATCCGCTGCCAATCGAAGGCGTGCAGCGAGAACATCGAGAGCCAGTCGCCCGGGTGCGACCGCGAAATGTAGTAAGCCTGCGGGCGGCCGTTGTCGTCGATCTCCACGCCGCCGCGGAGGTGTTCGTTGTCGAGGTTGCCGAAGGGCGAGGAGAGCCGGTCGGACTCGATCACCTGCAGGCGGGTCGACCATTTCAAGCCGGGCCGCGGATCCCACAGCGGCAGGGCCAGGCCCTCGCCATTCATCGCGCCGCCGCGGAACACTTGCGTCGAGAGTCCGCGCAGGTTCAGCCGCCCGGTGGCGTCGCATTCGGTGGTATCGGCCCAGGTCCGGAACTTCGCCTCGGTGGTATTCGACCACTCCTCGGCCCAGGCCTTGTCACGGTTCAGCGTTCTATAGTCGGGCGTTGAACTCAGCCGCGGCCCGGTCCCGACCACGTTGTCGGTGAGGGTCTGGATGCCGCCGTGCGCCAGGCCGTGGTTGCGGTCGAGGTCGCGCGATCGCGCCCGCAGCGTCGAGAGCTCCGGCAGCAGGTCCGAGTCGGCCGAGCCGACGCCGGGCTGCCAGTTCCAAAACTCCTTAGCATCGGAGGCCCCGAAATAGCTGGCCCCGCCCCCGCTCAACATCATGGAGCCGGAGGGAGGGCTGCCTTTCGCGGCGCCCGCCAAAAGGCGTCTTTGCTTGCGCGACATTTTCATGGGGTCAGAATCCGAAGTAGATCGGCCGGACCGCCGGCGCATCCGTGGTGCCCTGCGCGAGCATGGCC